GCGTAATGGTTTCAACCTGCGTAATACAGGCAATGACACTCAAGCTGTAAGCATGTGGTCACGTGAGCAAGATGTATCCAAGTGGGTATCTGATGATCGTTTCATTACTTTGGAGGCCGCATAACACATGCCAAAGCTACCTCGCTATGTACAAGAACGGGTGTCATCTACGGGTGACATCTCATACCGCTTTAACCCACCACAGAACCTTGTTGATGAGGGAGTGGTCAAACGTGAGGAGTACGGAACAGATTTAAAACAAGTACGCAAGATTGTTCGTGATCACAATAAAGCAATTGACACATGGCGTGAAGAACAATCACAGATTGTACGAATAAAGTCTAGCAGCAAGGTCACAGATCTGATTAACTATTACTATATGTCTAATGATTTCAATGCTTTACGTCACTCGACTAAGGTTGACTACAGGTACTTTCTAACTGTGCTGCACCAGACTATGGGATGGCGTAAGTATGAACACGTTACCTCTAAAGTTGCAAAGCAAGCATATGAAGAGTGGGTGAAACGTGGCATCAGTTTCGCTAATCATGCGGCAACATGTGCCAGTAGGGTGTACAACTATGCGATACAGATGGAGCATACTACGTACAATCCTTGGGCAAACATCAAGCGTAAGTCACCACAACAGCGTAAAATAGTGTGGACACATGACGATGTTGTTAAGTTTCTTGACGTAGCATATAGTGACTTTGAGTATCGTAACATTGGTCTGATTGTACAGATGGCATACGAGTGGTGTCAGCGACTAGGTGACATGCGTATGTTGACGTGGGATAACATTGACTTTCGTACTCAGAAACTTACACTTGAGCAAAGTAAACGTAGGGCTGATGTAGAACTACCAATATCAGAGGATCTATTACACATGTTAAACGAACAGCGTAAAGACTTTGGCTTTCAAGACTATGTTGCCCCACATCCTAGACCTACGGATGGTTCGTATAACCCTTATGCTATGGAGAGACTATCCAAAGTGGGTAGACGGGTAATGCGTTTAGCTAAACTACCCGAAGAGTTACGTCTTATGGACTTACGTAGGACAGGTGTAACACAGATGGTAGATGCTGGTGTACCATTGCCCCAAGTTATGGCAGTCACAGGACACAATCATGTGTCTTCTGTGAAACCATACATGAAGCATACGTACATTAGTGCAAATAGTGCCTTGACACAGAGAAACGTATCTGTATCCTTGAGTGGAGCGAACAACATAGAAAGTGATACAGTATGAATATACAAAATATTATAGATGATCTAGCATTAGTAAATGGTCAGACTAAACGTATGACATGTCCATCATGTAATACTAAGAATACATTTACTATTACTAATAATATGGGTAAGATCATATGGAACTGTTACAAAGCTGGGTGCAGTGTGTCAGGTGGCACACGTACTCAACTGACTGCCGATGACATACGCAAGTCATTAGGCAGTGTTGCAGAAGAGACACATGTATCAACATTCTCAAAGCCAGAATGGTTTGTGCGTGATGATGCAAAGATCAAAGACTTCTGTGACCAGTGGGAGCTAGACCCACAATATTTAGGACTGTTGTATGACGTTAAGGAACATCGTGTGGTGTTCCCTGTTGTACATAACGGAGTTACAGTCGATGCCACAGGCAGATCACTGGGTAAACGTATACCTAAGTGGAAAAGATATGGTAAAAGTGACTTGCCATACGCTTCTGGACGTGGTAAAACGGCTGTAGTTGTTGAGGACTGCGTAAGTGCTGCTATTGTAGGTGATGGTGGTGTATATGTCGGGGTCGCAGTGTTGGGTACATCATTGTCCACTGGACACAAGAGGTACTTGTCGCAGTTCTCAACAGCAATAATTGCATTAGACCCCGATGCTTTACCTAAGACACTGCAGTTTGCACGAGAGTTGCGCCAGTATGTGGATACAATCAAGATCCTATACTTGCGTGACGATTTGAAATACCGTAACCCTACCGACTTTGAAAACCTTACAACACTAGGAGACACATAATGGAATTATCATTGATACGTAGTCTGATGGACAAAGACTTTTATGACGAGCATCGTGGTGCACGTTGTCCTGACAGACTATTCAGTAAAGATGTACGTAAGATCAAGCAGTCTATTGACACTGCTATGGATCGTTATGAGCGTACAGTTACACCAGCGGAGATTGAGGCACTGTTCATGGCGAACAATCCTACTCTTACAACTGCACAGAAAACTGCATACAGTCACCTGTTTGGGCAGGTAAGTAAGGAGCAACCAATGGGCAGTGACGTAGCCCAAGAGGTGCTGTCTAAGCTGTTCCAGCAGGTGATTGGTGAGGACATTGCTAACCTTGGCTTTGACTATGTAAATGGTAGCAAGTCTACACTTGAGCCATTACGTCAGATGCTTGAGCAGTATGGTGATGACTTCACACCCAACCTACGTATTGATTGGGAAGACATTGACCTTGATACTATCCTTGCAATGACTGACCTTGAGTCACAGTGGACATTTAACATACCCACGTTGACACGTAAGGTTGAGGGCATCAATGCTGGTCACTTGATTGAGGTAGGTGCACGTCCTAACACAGGTAAGACATCCTTTCATGCCTCACTTGTGGCTGGTCCTAATGGATTTGCATGGCAGGGTGCACGTGTTGTTGTGTTGTGTAATGAAGAAGGCTACCATCGTGTAGCTCACCGTTACATCACGGCAGCTACAGGCATGGACAAGTTTGAGATCGTGAAGAACAAACAGGAAGCAATGCGTATCTTTGGTCAGATACGTGACAAGATTATGTTCAAGGATGCAACAGGACGTGACATGAATTGGGTTGAGTCTGTGTGCAAGTCATACAAACCTGACGTAGTTATCCTAGACATGGGTGACAAGTTTGCCCGTACCGCTGGGTTCTCACGTCCTGATGAGGCACTCAAAGCTAATGCCATACAAGCCCGACAGATTGCCAAGCAGCAAGAGTGTGCCATGTTCTACATGTCGCAGCTATCTGCAGAAGCAGAAGGTAAAGTTGTGCTCAACCAAGCCATGATGGAAGGCTCACGTACAGGTAAGGCAGCAGAAGCTGACCTTATGATTATGATTTCTAAGAACCCTACAGTTGAGGGTCAAGAGGAAGAAGACAACCAACGCCACATCAATGTGGTAAAGAACAAACTATCTGGGTGGCACGGTATTGTTCACACAGATCTTGAATACAAGATAGCGAGGTATGTATCATGAGCGATTGGATAATGAAATATGTATTAATTATTCCTTATGATGTGTGGGAGCCAGAATATGACAACCCCGTAGAAAGAGTGACCACTGAATTTTTTGAAACACCCGAAAAAGCTATGAAGTATTTGCACGATTACATATATGATGCAGATAATGAATATCCTTTAAGATATGAAACATGGGAAGAATGGGGAGAAAAGCAAGACATTTACTTATATGAGAGGTATGTATCGTGAACCAACTAGAACTATTTAATTTTGAGGTACAAAAAATTAATGATGGTTTAGAGTGTAACAACTGCGGAATAGTTCAACCCATAAACAACTTTCAACACATGCTATCTGGAGAAATAAAAAGAAAGTGTCGATCTTGTGCACGTAATCAATCCAATCTGATTAAACATTTACGTTCAGTACATCCATATCCTGAAGAAGATTACACATGTCCTATATGTAACCGTGACATACGGGAGATAGGTAGAAAGGGCCAGAAAAGATTGCAGACTTGGGTGATTGATCACTGCCATGACACAGAAACATTTCGTGGTTGGGTGTGCCATCATTGCAACGTTGGCTTAGGAGCTTTCAATGACAAGCTAGACAGGGTTGAGGCGGCAGTAGTATACTTAAAAAAACATAAAGGAATATAACATGATACAAACATTTTACGTAGACCACATGGGTACAGACTTATCTGTAGCTAATGCAGCACGAGTGAGCTTTGGTAAGCGTAGTGAGATGGATACGAGTGACGTATGGGGTCCACCTAAGTTGAAAGACAAGGACGCTAAGCTCATACGTTACTTAGCAAAGCATAAACACATCAGCCCCTTTGGGCATTGCTTTGCCAGCTTTCATATCAAGGCACCTGTGTTTGTAGCACGTCAGCTAGTAAAGCATAAGTTCCTACGCTGGAATGAGATTAGTCGTAGGTATGTGGACAGTGAGCCTGAGTTCTATCAGCCAACAGAGTGGCGTGGACGTAGCGTAGATGCTAAACAGGGTAGTGAGGGTGTCGTTACACTCTATGAGGATCACCAAATGCGGCAAGCCTACCACCCGACTGAGATAAATGTCTACAGTCTAGAGACATATAACTACCTACTGGAACAGGGTGTAGCACCTGAGCAAGCACGTATGGTA